ATCATATACATTATTACTTGCTCTATCCCACTTAGGAAGAGTTAGAACACGAGTATGAACATTAAACTCAGCAGTTTGAACAACTTTATGCTCTACAAGTAAATCTTCTGTGGCAAGAAGTTTAGCAAGTTGAGATTTGATTTCGTGTTTTACTACCATGTTCTTTTTTGATTATGAATCCATTATACGACGAAACCCCACGCTCGGTGGGGTTCAGTAGACGCTTTATCAACTGTCTACGCCTTTCTCTTGAGGCACGTAGTGCCTGTGGTTTAAGTTTTCGTTTGGCATCCTTCTTAGAGTGGTGTTGCCAGTTTGGTTTGTTCATGACACCATACGTGAGAATCCTTTTATCTTATCAAATTTTACCACGTTGTCAAACTTGTCATGCAAGTCAGACTTATGAGAGATTACAAAAATGTTAGCATCCTTGATGACGAATCTAATAATCTTAAGGAACTCTTCAGTTCCAAATCCATCAAGGGAACTATCAAACACTTCATCCATGATTAGTAAATTTGTATTAACAGAGTTCTTTACTCTGGCAACCTCTCTCCATGTAAAAAGAAGTGCTAAGTCAATTCTCATCTTCTCACCTTCACTGAATGATGAATATGAGAAATCTTCGTGAATCGGTGATTTTACCGTTTCATTAAACTCTTCATCCAAAGTAAAGTTGATGTAGAAATCCATCAACTGTAAGTATCTATTAACCTGCTGATTAATAAATGGAAGATACTTCTTAATTATTTTTGTCTTTACTCCATCATCTTTCAGTAGAGAATATGCAAAATCATAGTGAGTGATTTCTTCTCTTCTGGATGATAAATCTTCTATTGTCTTTTGGAGATTGGTTTTAAACTCAGCTAACTTCTCATGTTCAGTATTTCTGTTTTTAATTCGTTCGGTAATTCCTTGAACTTCTTTTTCAAGATCTCGGATTTGTCTCTGGTTGAGACTGATACGAGTATTGTTTTGAGAAATGTCATGGTTGAGTTTAGTAATCTCCTCTGATAGTTGGGTAAAGTGACGTTCTCTCTCCGATTCTAACTTTATAGTCTCTTCCAGATCTTTAAAACCCTTCTTGAGCTCCTTTGCTTTATCTTGAACGTCGGCAATTCTATTTACACGAAACTCTTCTTCTATATCCTGAGTGCATGTAGGACATACCGTATTATCTGTGAAAAACTTATGTTCTTTAGTAATCGTAGATACTTTCTGAGTAATTTTACCCTTAAGATTGTTTAGTTTCTTTAACTTTTCAGATGCACCAGTAACCTCTTCTTGCTTTTTAATTAAATCAGCAACATTAGATTCTTTAAGTTCATTATGCTCAATATGAGTATCAACTTCAATACTTAAAACTTTAATCTTATCTCTATTTGTTTGAATACTACTCTTACCTTGTTCATCCAACTCCTTAATAAAATTCTTCTGCATAGACATCTTATCTTTAAGATTATCTTTCTTAAGATCAAGAGATCTTACTTGTTCTTTTTGTAAACGAATTTTATCTTTAATAAGATGATTCATTGCAGAGAAGATTCTAATATCTAATAAATCTTCAATTACATCTCTACGATTAACACCACTCAATTGCATAAAAGGAACAAAGGTGCTACTACCTAAGATTACAATTTGAGTAAAGGACTTATAATTTACCTTTAATATAGTTTCTTCTAATATTTTTTGATTAGTTCTATCATCTGCTTCTTTATGAAGAAGAGTTCCATTTACTTCTATATCAAATATATTTGGTTTTATTCCTCGTCTTACAATATAATCCCTACTATTGACAGAGAAATTAATCTCTACCATACACTCCCTCTCATTTGAAGTATTGATTAACTGACCCTTATTAATTTTACGAAATGGTTTATTAAATAAAGCAAATGTAAGTGCATCTAACATAGTAGATTTACCAGCACCATTTGTCCCAATAATCAGATTAGTATTATATTGTTGAAAATCTATTTCAGTCCAGTTATTACCAGTACTTAAAAAGTTCTTCCATTTAATTTTTTTAAATGTTATCATTTTTAGGATTCTTAGGAGGAATTACAATGTCATCGGGAGTAATAACTGCAAACTTGTAACTATGTAATTTGCAAGTTTTTAAGGCAAGTTCATCATCGACTTCTATTACTACCATTTCTTTTTCTTCTTGGTCTTCAAGCATCATAGCATATCTTGTAGCATCATCCTCTTCTTCAAATAAAAATAAAACCTTATGACCATACTTATCTTGAACGGCATAAGCACCTTCATCTTTACCATCTTTAAGAGTTAGAAGCCACATTATTCTACCTCACATGCTTGTCGATAAAGATGTTGGAAAATATCTTTGATGTAACTTTTATCAAATTCAAATTCAGATTCATCAATATATCGATTAAGAATTGAAAGGGTATTCTCTTCTTCATCTATTTCAAAATCTTCATTTTCATGAATATCAAAGTTCTCAACAATCTTTAATTCTTGAACACCAGCAGAATACAATTTATCAATAAATTTTTCAAACTCTTTAGGATTAGATTTTTGGCGAACAATAACCTTTACAATCTTACCAACATACTCAGTAGTATTGAATAATTTGTGATTAGTATCTTCATAGTAGATATTATAGAACAATCTATAAGGATTATCAACTGGAGTATGAGTAAGAGTTTCTGTATCAAAAATATGAAATCCTCTTGGATCATTCACATCATTCCAGAACATCTCATAAGGATTACCCAAATAAAATACCTTACCATCAGTAGATCTAGTATGAAAATGTCCAGAGAATACTTTCTTAAATTTATCAAGTATTCCCACATCCATACCAGTTTCCATCATATGTCCACGAGTAGCCTTGAATCCATTTAATTCAAGATGTCCCATAGCAATTTTTGCTTTAGACTTTTTGATAACTGAAGAAGATTCATTATAATTTTCACTATTAATCCAAGGTAAAAGAAGAATCTTTAATTTTTCTATAGTAATTTCCTTCGGTTTTGAGTATGTCTTAACATTTGTATAATCTTTTAATAACAACTCAGGAGAATTTACATTATTAGTATTCTTATAATAACAATCATGGTTACCAATAATAGCATGAACTTTATATTTCTTAAGTGGTTCGAATACAACTCTCTTAGACCACTCAAGACTTTGTAAATCAATTGCCTTACGACTATCAAAGATATCCCCCATATGGATCACAGTGGTGATTCCTTCCTTTTCTAAGGTAGGAAAAAACACATTACGATAAAAGAGTTCAAAGTAATCATGAAGATACTTAGAACCCTTCCTAGCCCCATAATGGGTATCAGTAATAATAGCAACCTTCATCGGTTATTATTGCGATACTGTATATTATCTTTAATTGTATTATATTCAGAAGCAGCACCAGATAATGCTGTGTCATCAACCATCATAACTTCATCAAAACCAGTCTTCTCAATAATCTTTGTTTTAATATCTAATTGTTTTTTCTCTTTCTGTATTCTTCTTAGAAACGCATAATGTATAATCTGTGTAAAATATGCGAATGGATTTCTAGACTTCTCTGGATCAAAGTTGTGAATGTATTGCACACAGTTTTCTATACCATCTGATATCATGTCCTCACGAAACATGTAATTAACAAAGTTCGGTTTATACGATAGATGAGTAGCAATCTTTAAAAAACATTCACCAAGATAGTTCGGTATGGGTGGTTTACCCTCCCATGGTCCAGACTTTGGTGGTTCTTTATCAGGATACTTTTTTAAAAACTTTTCTTTTGCTATTGCAACTTTTCCTCTATAAACAATCATCGCTTCCAGCAACTCTTTGTTATTTACATAGTGTTCCGTCTTTTTTCTAGGCATGACATCGGAGTTCCTGTTTTATAATTGTTTTTATTATATCACAAAACTTAAGGCTTGACAAGGTAATGAAATATCAGTAGAATAACCTTTGTGAGGGTTGAAGAGAAATATTAGCTTTCTTTATTATTAATATTTTTCTTAAATAAACTCTCTAATTTATTACGAGCATCTTTTACAGAAGAGATATATCCCATATTAGAAGAAGGTTTTGTATATCCAGTATTACTACGAATTTCTATAATATCTTCTTCAGAAAGAAAATCATTATAAATTTGAATTAACCTTTCATCTTTAGTTTCAGTCATAGTAATTATTTTATCAGATCTTATCATAAAGAAATCTTCTTCAGATAATTCAATCCAAGGTTTGACTTTAATATGAGAACCATTACTATTAGTATACATTTTCATAACAATAGGATTCTGTAAGATGATAATAGGATCTTCATCAGTATCATCTATAGATATCAAAGAAAATATTTCTTCCCCTGATACCAATTTTATTATGCTATAAAATTCGTCTCCCATTAGTTCTTAAGCGGTATGTTGACTATATCATAATTGAAATTTTCTTCATTATAGACTTTAATTCGTTCTATTAGATGGTTTAATGTATAATTTCGTCTAGACTTATAACTGATATCATCAGCAATGTCATATAAAGTTGCTCTAGTTTTTTTGTTTCCTTTTCTAAGAATCCTCCCGATTGATTGTAAATTTCTAATTCTTGACTTAGAAGGAGAGGCAAAAATGACATTATGAAGATTTTTAATATTAATTCCAGTAGAGAATGTTCCGTAAGATGCAACTATAATTGCATTAGATTCTTGTTCAGTAATTGCTCTAACCTTTTCTCTATCCTCCGTGTCTACACCACCATGAATAAAAAATACACGACGGTTTTCAATAGTGTTATTATTATTTATTAATTCGTATAGTGGTTCTCCATGCCCTTCCACTCTAGCAAATAATATGAGTGTATTACCCTTTAAATCTAATGCAAGATTTTTAATAAAGTTATTTCTACGGTTGTGTCCGATAATATATTGAACTTCTTGTTCAAATGTTTCAAATTTATTCGGTGGGTGTTTCAATAGAAGCACGTTGATATCCAGTTTGGCAAGATGCCCTTTCTTCATTAACTCGTCAGTTTTAATGATTTTATAGGAAGGTCCAAACAATCCCTCAAGAACCCATTTATGTGTCTCTGTTCCATCAAGAGTTCCAGTAAATCCAAACCTGTATTTTGCATCCGCAAGTTTTGTCATTATAGATATTAGTGACTTTGATTTAAACTGGTGAGCCTCATCCCCAACCACAACAGAGAATCTCTCAAAATATTTTCGGGGAAGTTTGTAGATTGATTGCCAGGTAGTAATAATGACTTGAGAGTCCGTCTCTCTTTCTTTACCAGCGTATATCTTGTGACAAAATGAACCTACGTCCCAGCCATAGTCTGCAAAATCTTTATACATCTGTTCTACTAGCGAAGTCGTCGGAACAACTATCAGAGTACTTTTCCCAGTCTCAACAAAATATCGAACAATCGAATAAATCATCAACGATTTTCCCGAAGCAGTTGGGGATATCAACAGCTTTCTATTATGCCTTAGAGCGTCGTATACTCCCTCTATTTGATAATCTCTAGGTTTATATTTACTAATAGCATTCATATAGTCTTTAACACCTTCCTTTGAAATCATATCATTGACTTCAAAAGGAGTACCATAATGTTTATTATCTACAAATTCGTAAGTATATTTGTGATCTGTGCAAAATTGTATTATTCTATCTAATAAACCAACGTATATTTCTCTAGTTTGAATATTAAATAATCTAATCTTTCCATCCCAAAATTTCTTCTTATATGCTGGTGAAAATTTTGCACCAGGAACCTCAAAAGTAAACTGATCCGCTAACTCATAATATACATGCTGTTCAGAAGTTATCTGAAGATTAACTTCATTCTTCTTTGATATAACCAAATGGGACATAACATAATGTTCATTTGGAAATATTTATCAACTAAATCCTGCTTGAAAACGATGCCATTCTATGGCATTTTTTATTTGAAATGTTCTATTTGAAAGGTTTTTAATTATCTCTTCAAGGAATTTTAGAGTTGCATCATAGTATCTTATCTTAAGATCTAAGGTTGTTAGTTTCTCATCTGCCTCTAGATGCCTCTGTATTGCATCCTTTTCTCTAACCTTATACGGAAATGGATCTTCAGCATACACCTCTGCTGGTGCCTTTCCAGTATAGTAATTATACCTTTCTAATCTTACTCTATTATATGTGTCTCTTGCTTTTTCACGCAACAAAGTAATCGTATTATAAACCGTATAATACTTGGAGTGTAATTGAGGAATTTTTAGTGATTCATCATGTAGATTATCAGGGTCAATAACAGAATCTCTCTGCCACATCTCCTGAATTTTATCAAGATTCATAAAGGAGTACGTCCGTCAGATGCAACTATATTATACACAGTATACTTGAAAACAACCTCTGCTGTAAAGTAATTGACATCAGTGTCTGTTGCTTCAAATTCTAATGATGTTAATCCTATAGGAAACATATCATTAAATTTTACAATAGCAACATCTCTATAATTACTATTCAATATATGTAAAGAACCATCACTGAAAGATTCTTTTGAATCTCTCAATCCTTCAGTATTGGTTGTTAAATCTTTATAACTTTTTGTAGTTTCTGGATATCCTAAACCTCTCATCCAATTATGTATTTTCATATAATTTTCAAGTTCTTCATCAACTAAAAATCTTAATGAAAAATCACCATATTGTAATTTATCACCAGGAACATCAACGTCCTTCAAGTAACTTGGTTGTATGGCAGTTCCCAATACAATTTCTGGTATAGAAGCAGAATTGGAAAAGAAACTTACTTTAGGTTCTTTTGCCAAAGTAAATTTAAATCCAATTGGAGATAAAAAATTTCTATTTTGTATTTGATTGGCAAATGCACCTCTAGTTGTTGCCATTATTAACCTCCGTTACCTCCTCCATTTCCACCACCGTTGCCACCGTTACCGTTACCGTTGCCACCGTTACCATTGCCATTATGGCCATTACCATTTCCATTGCCGTTATTGGACCCATTTTCACCATCCTCATCTGGTGCAATATATCCCCCTCTACCTACATGATAACCACGAGGAATTTTTACACACTTTTTACCATCAAAATATTTGCCTGGAGGGCATCTCTTAGTAGCTGCCTCTTCAATAAACTTATCAAAATCTTTCATTAGTCAATAATAATATTAAACCAC